GGGAATAACAGCCGTCGCGGGGGCGTCGGTCGCCGCCGCTATGGATATCGATCAGGGATATGACACGATAATCACAAAGACCGGGGCAACCGGGGACGCGTTGGCGGATCTGACGGAACAAATGGACGACGTTTTCGCCGATCTGCCGACAGACGCGGAAACGGCGGGAATTGCGATCGGAGAGGTCAACACACGTTTCGGACTGACCGGGGACGCGTTAGAAGGTCTGTCAAAGGAATTTATTAGATTTTCAGAGATAAACGGAACCGATCTGAACAATTCGATCGATTCCGTGGACGCTATAATGACGAAATTCGGCGTCGATTCTTCCGAAACATCAAAAGTTCTGGGATTGATGACGAAAGCAGGACAGGACACGGGGTTATCAATGGACGATCTATATCGTTCACTTGAAACGAACGGCGCAACCCTGAAAGAAATGGGGTTAGGACTGGAAGAAAGCGTCAATCTACTGGCACAATTCGAAGCGTCGGGCGTGGATTCATCAACTGCGCTTGCGGCGCTAAAGAAAGCACAACAGAACGCGACGGCGGAAGGAAAGACGTTAGATCAGGCGTTGAACGAACAGATCGACGCAATCAAAAACGCGTCATCCGAAACGGAGGCCTTGCAGATCGCGGCAGAATTATTCGGTAAAAAGGGCGCGGCGGAAATGACACAGGCGATCCGGGAAGGTCGTTTTTCAGTTGACGATCTGTCCGCGTCGTTGGATGATTACGCGAACACGGTTGAAGATACATACAACGCGACATTGGATCCGTGGGATCAGATGGAAGTCGCGACGAATAACCTGAAACTGTCCGGCGCGGAACTGGCGTCAACACTCCTTGAAATGCTGCAACCGGCGATCAATACGCTTGTCGAGAAAGTAAAGACATTCGCGGAATGGTTCAAGAATCTGGATGACAGTCAGAAACAGTTGATCGTGAAGATCGGGGCGGTCGTGGCGGCGATCGCGCCCGCGCTTGTAATTGTCGGGAAAGTGACGTCAGGGATCGGCGGCATAATGACAAAGATCGGATCCTTGTCGTCGAAATTGGGCGGATTGAAGGGCGTTCTGGCGGCGTTGACGTCCCCGGTCGGGATTGTTATCGCGGCGATCGCGGCACTTGCGGCGGCGTTCATTTATTTGTATAAGACAAATGACGAATTCCAGGAAAAGGTCAACGCGGCGGTCGAAAAGGTCAAGGCGGCATTTTCCGAAATGGTCGAAAAAGTCAAGCCGCTTCTGCAGAAATTGGGCGAAGCGTTCAAAAACCTATTGAACGCGCTTCAGCCTGTTTTTGAATTTATAATCACATACATCGGCGCAGTCGTGAACGGCGTTATGAACGCCGCCGCGCCTATTATCGCGGCAATCACGAACATCGTTGACTTCGTGACGAATATCATTTCGGCGGTCATTGCGTTATTACACGGCGATTTCGACGGATTTTTCAATTATTTAGGCGCAGCCGTCCAGAATGTGATCGACTATGTAAAGAACATCATTCAGGCGTGGGTTAATTTCATTGTCGGATTTTTCGAGGGATTCGGCGTCGATGTAAAACAGATTTTTTCGGATATCTGGTCGGGGATATGTTCCATATTCCAGAACGTCGGACAATGGTTTTCCGATAGGTTCACGGAAGCATACAACGCCGTGACGACGGTTTTTAAGGAGATCGGACAATGGTTTTCCGCCCGATGGACGGATATCAAAAACGCCCTGTCAACGGTCGCGGACTGGTTCAAGTCGAAGTTCCAAGCGGCGTATGACGGCGCGACGGGTATCTGGAAGAATATCGGATCATGGTTCCAGACGAACGTCATTGACAAGATCAAGGGCATTTTCGACGGCTTTTCCTTAAAGGACGCGGGCGAACGGATCATGAATTCGTTCGTCGATGCGATCAAGTCGATCCACATCCCGAAATTGTCCGTATCGTGGGGCGAAACAGAAAAGACGATCGCGGGCGTGACGATAAAGGTTCCCGTTCCGTCGATTTCGTGGAACGCGATCGGCGGCATTATGAGAAATCCGACAATATTCGGGATGTTAGGCGGAAAACTTCAGGGCGGCGGCGAAGCCGGGGACGAAGCGATCCTGCCGCTTGATATATTCTACAAACGGACGGAAGCCTATATTGACGACGCAATCGCGCGGACAAGGGCAGCAGTCCAGACGGACGGCAACACAGGCAGCAGGGGCGGCGGATTCGTCCAGAACATCAAGATCGAAAGTCCTGAACCGTTATCGCCTTATGAAGTCGCAAGGCAGACAAGGAATCAGACGCGGAACATGGTTCTGCAGTTGCAAGGGGGACGCGCTTAATGTCAAAAACGGTTATATGCAAAAACGAAGATGACGTTCAGATCGAATTCAGTTATGAGGATGACGCGGAATTCTTTCTGATTTCGCTTGACGGCGCTTATTCTGTATCAAACAACGTCACGACGTCGGAAAATACGTTCACGGACGGATCCACATATCAGGGATCGACGACAAAGCAAAGGAACATCGTTATCACGACGGAATTTGACGAAGATTATCAGTCCCGCCGGGATTTCCTTTATAAGTCATTCAAACCGAAGTCGCCGGGGACGCTTTACTATACGGAAAACGACGAAAAGCGGCAGATCGATTATTATGTCGAGGGAATCGAGATTGACGAAAAGGGCGTATGTCGGAACGCGGTCATTTCCCTGATCTGTCCGGATCCGTTTTTCAAGGATCCCGCCGACACGACGGTCACAATGGCAGGGTGGGAACCCTGTTTCGAGTTCATACACGAATTCACGGACGAACTGGAAGAATTCAGCGTCAGGATCGCGGAACTTGTCAAAGATATTGAGAACGACAGCGCGGCGGATCATATCGGGATCGAAGTCCTTATGGAAGCGCAGGGCGCGGTCAAAAATCCCGCCCTATACCATACGCAACAGGATATTCACATCCAGATCGGGACAGACGACTATCCGTTCAATATGGAGCCGGGGGACGTGGTAAAGATCACAACCGGGACGAATGAGAAGAACGTCTATCTGATAAAAGACGGGACGGAAACAAAGATCAACGAATATCTGGAAGAGGAAAGCGAATTCATCCAGTTGATCCACGGGAAGAACACGTTCATTTATGACGCGGCAACGGGTGTTGATTATCTGAATGTAACGATCAAGTATCGGTTCCGGTATTTAGGAGTATAAGGAAATGGAGATCAGGATCTACAACCGGGATCTGCACCGGGAAGGACAAATTGAGAATCAAATATCGCTGATCTGGACGCGGAAATTCTACGAACCGGGGACGTTTGAACTTCACGCCCCGATCACGGACGAAAATCTATCCCTTTTACAAAAAAGGAACATCGTCGGAAAGAAAGGATCCGCCGAAGCCGGAATAATTGAGGATATCGAGAAGGAAGAAAGCGATATCAAAAACGAAATCACGGTCAAGGGGCGTTTTTTGTCGTCCTATATGGATCACCGCCTGATAAAAAGGACAGTCAATTTTTCAGGACTGATCGAAGTCGCAATGCGTCAATTATATTCCGGGGCGGTCGCGATCCCGCTTGTCGTTTTAGGGGACTTGAACGGATTCACGCCCCGCGCGGAATTTCAGGTCACAATGAAAAATCTATTGACGTATGAATCGAAACTGTCAAGGGCGGGCGCGATCGGCTTCAGGTTCCGCCCGGATTTCGTCGGGCGTCAGATTATTTTTGAAACGTATCAGGGGAAAGACCGCACAATGACACAGCACACGAACAACCGCGTGATCTTTTCCGAGGATTACAACAATTTGAACAACGCCATATATCGCTATAACGATCAAAACCTGAAAACATACGCGATCGTCGGCGGACAGGGAGAGGGAGACGCCCGCGTCTATTACGATTTAGGCGGCGGGAGCGGTTACGACTTGCGGGAAGTATTCGTTGACGCGAAGGACATCAACCCGGACGGGATGACGACGGCGCAATATAAGGCGGCATTGTTACAAAGAGCACAGGAAGCCTTGAACGAAGCGATCGTGTCCGAAACGCTTGAATGTGAAACGGAAGCGGCGATCAATTTCACATATAAAGAGGATTACGATCTGGGGGACGTGGTAACGGTCAGGAAGAAAAAGTGGGATCTATACATGAATCAGAGGATCACGGAGATTTCGGAAGTTTACGAATACGGCGGAATGACCGTCGTTCCGACGTTTGGGGATCCGCTTCCTGAATCTATAAAGTGGGACGAATAAAACGAAAGGAGTTCAAACAATGGCAAAAGAACGCAGTTATGATTATTTCTGGAATTCAAATTCCGATCGGTATTATGACGCCGATTCAATGGGGGACTGGCTGCACCCGTTTTTCAAAAATGGCGTGTTCAACGGACAAATGCAAGTCACAGCGAACGACGATATGTCCGTCACAATCGCCGCCGGATATGGCTATATAAACGGGAAACACCGTCACTTCCTGACGGCGACGACGCTTGATCTTGAAACGGCGTCCGGGACGCTTGACAGGATCGACAACGTGATCCTGCGCCGGGATGACACGCAAAGAATGATCTATCTGTTCATCCAGAAAGGCGGGAACGCCGCGTCGCCGGTCGCGCCCGAACTGACACGCGACGGGACAATCTACGATCTGAAACTGGCGGAAATCTATATCGCCGCCGGAACCGTCAAGATCACACAGGCAGAGATCACGGACACGCGCATGAACGCCGCCGTCTGCGGGTGGGTGGCGGCAACGGTCACACAGATCGACCTCACACAGATTCAGGCGCAATTTGACGTCTATTTCACGGCGTACAAGAAAAACATATCGGATCAGTATCAATTATACATGGCGGCGATCCAGTCGTTCGAGGATCAGGCGCAGGAAGCCTACAATCTAATGATTCAGGCGTTCAACGCGTGGCGACAGAATCAGGAAGCCGCGTTCAATAACTGGTATCTGACGAATACCGGGAACTGGACGCAGGATTTTCAGGACTGGTTCGACGGGATCCGGGATCAGTTAGACACGGACGTCGCCGGTCATTTACAGAATGAGATCGAAGCGATCCAGAACGTCATCTATTCCGGCAAAGTTCCGGCGAACCTTGTCACAAAGGACGGCGATCGGCTTGTCACAAAGAGCGGCGATCAGTTGCTTGTATTCTGGACGCTGAAAACGTCCGAAACGTGTAACTGTCCGGCATATAACAACTAATAAGCAAACAGGGAAGGAGTTAAAAAGAACATGGCAGACAAGTATTTTTCACAGTTGAAAGCGGCGGCGCAGATAAACAAAGCCGACGTTCTTCCGCTTGAACAGACGGACGGGACGAAACAGGCGACGTTTGAAGCGTTCTGCAGGGCAATCTTGACGCCGGAGATCACGGCGGCGGCGGGGGAATTTCCGACGATTGCGGCGGATGACACGCTTCCCGTTATCGCCGGAAAGATCAACAAGTGGCATCAGGACGCGCTGCAGAAACTGGCGGGATTCATTTCGGACGAAAAGATCATCCAGTCCTTCCCGACTGGCGAATTTGATCCGGAGGATCCGAACGACGAAACGACAATCACCCTGAAAAGCAAAGTCATTTCCGCGCTTTTGGCGTACACGATGAATCAGAACATTTTGAAAGTCGTCGCGGATCACGGGACGCCTCAGGCGGATTTCGAGATCCAGAAACGCGAACAAATGGCGTCATACGGATATTTCGGCGTCGAATGGGACATTGACGATCTGATGACGCTTGTCAAGGCGGGAAAGTGGGACAAGTTCGCGATCGGCGATTATTTCATCGAAACAAACACCGCCGGGGAAAAGATTCAGTTCGAGGTCACAGGGAAGAACAGTTATCTGCATTGTGGCGACACGGAATTGTCCGCGCCGCACATTGTAGCGTCCCCGCGTGATTGCTTGCAGACATATTACAAATTCAACACGTCGAACACGAACGCCGGGGGATATGCGGCGTCACTTATGCCCGCGAATCTGGAAACGGAAGCGAACAAATTCACGTCCAAACTTCAGGGATATATGACGACGATCCGCCGTCTGGAAAACAACAAGGGGGCGTGGGCGTGGGCGTCACGCCGGATCTTCCTTCCGGGGAATCCTGAACTTGTCGGATTTCATGGTTGGTCGGACTATTACGACAGCGGGGCGTTCAATCAGTTACCGCTTTTTGTTGGCGGCAACGCGCACTTATTAAAGGGCGCAGGGTATAACAAGAGTAAAGCCGCGCGGATGTGGTACTGGACTGC